GGCTTGCCACGCTTATTACGACCGGAAACTTCACAGTACCCGTCCGCACTTTTGTCCAATTTACCAAGAAACTCAATATCTATGGTAATATGCTTGGCAATGTGTCTAGGTAATAAAAGGTCGAGGAAGAACGAACTGGCCTTTAGAACAGCTGTTTTGAATTGAGAATCGGTGAGTCCAGAGATGCTGATTAACATACGATTTCTTATGAACACTGGGTTCCCTCGTGGAGTTACTTACTTGTCTTTTGTATGTATATCTTTCAGGTCTTTGTCCAAATCATCCCAAACATCAAACGGCATATTGAATATTTTGACGGAAAGCTGTATTGCAACCACAATGCACGTTATCGTTAGATTTATGGGGAAAATTACTGACCAAGCGCCTAAAATGGTGATATATCGTTTCAACTAAAGTTCTCGAAAGCGTTTTTGTCAAATTTACGTTCTGACCCAATACGTCTTCCAGAATCACTATTATCAAATACCGGCTTATCATCCAGTACATCGTCCTGGGCATGTTGTTCAACGTCGTACAGCTTCATTTTAGCCCTGTCTACCCCAATAACAAACCGACGATGTATCGCTGGATCCCCATATCGATTTTTAAGCTGTTTGACCATTAATTGGTTCATCTCTTGCAATTCTTCTGTAGAGATCAACGCAATCATAAGGTCGGCGGTTGCTGGTAGACCAAACGATTCAGAAGTATCTTCTAATCCAAGATCCGAACTTGTAAATCCTGACCGAGTCGTCTGAGTAGCACTAACAATCGGCACATTAAATTCAACAGCCAAACCTCTTAGTTCTTCAGCAATAGCCTTGATGTAAGTATAGGAATTGACATTTGCCCCATACTTCAATCTGGAAGATGCACAGATATTTAGATAATCAATATAGATGATTTCAGGTACAAAGTTTTTCTTTAGCTTCAACTCATTAAGTAAATGTCTAAAGTGAGCAGAGCCAGCACTTGCAGTAGGATACTCTTTAATAATTAGCTTACCCGGTGTAGCAGACTTGACTCTTTCTATTTTCTTATCATACACATCGCGAGGAAGTAAAGACAGCTCATCCAAAGATACATTAAGAAGGTTAGCATCAATACGTTCAGCAATACGCTCTTCAGCCATCTCCATAGTAATGTAAAGGACGTTCTTACCCTTTGTTACATTACTAGCAGCACAGTGACACATAAACAATGACTTACCAACGTTCGTGCCGGCCAGAATGATGTTTAGAGTCTTATTAGGTATACCGCCCTTAGTAATTCGATTGAGATAATCTAAATCAAACGGTACGCGATTTTCTTTCCTATGGTAGTATTCATAACGACTGTCTATATCTTCTAGTAAATCATGTCCGATGTGGTTATCAAAAGATATCCCTAAAGCATCAGAAAGAATTAAAGGAATTGCGCCCTTATCTTCTTTTCCGTTCTTGTCATCTAAGATACTAATACTTTGGTAGATTGCATTGTATATTGCCTTGTCTTGACAAAACTTCTCAGTCTCATCAATTAGCCATTGGAGATCGGCTGGCTTATCTTCCAACGATTCAATTTGCTTAGTTAGCTTTTCACTTTCATCTTCCGTCAGACCAACGTAACTATCTACTTCTACAGCCAGAGCAGCCTTCGTCGGAAAGCTATTATACTTGTCAACGAACTTTGCAATGATTGTGAATAGAGTCTGGTCTATTCTACTTTGGAAGTATTCTTTCTTAATGAAAGGAATTACTTTCCTTGCATAATCCTCATTGAATGTAAGGTTAGCAAAGATTGTTTGTTCGATCATAATATCCTACGATTGTTGTACTTTTGGTTTTAGCAAAGCACATCTATATTCATCCATTACTCTTTTAGGTAGAGTTTCATATACTGGTTTGCTTTGACGCTCGACCAGCGGCGTGTCGACTTTCTTACTCTTGTCTTTCAACAAAATAGCAGTATTGGATTGGTTCATTGTTGTCATTCAAGAATTGCGGTGAGTTCTTCTGCCAAGCCTTCTTCATTAGCCATGATCGATCCAGTCGATACTTGGTATGTGTTCTTAATCCACTCTTGGAATCCTTTTAACTGAATAATAGGTAACCAGAATTCTTTCGTGTCTGTATCTTTAATACGAAACTTTTTATCTTCCACTACGCCGTCTTCATCTACACGACTATACCACCCATTAGATGGTTTGACAACATGGCCAGATTCTAATGCCATATCGAGTAGACCAGACCAAGTCGAGATACCACCATCATGTCTTACTGTGACAGGAATCTTTGACTTCTCGCGAACATAGCGAGACTTCTCGACGTTAATAATAAAGTTATATCCAACTAACTCTGTTCCGTCTTTCTCTTGCTGACGACCCAAGATAAAGATATTATCAGCAGAGTAGTACGAACCAGTACCACCACCAACGATATCTTTAGGATACAATCCAATCTCTTTGTAAGTATGATTGACAACAACCATTGGAATGTCTTTAATAGTCAAATGCGGTGTTACCATACGGAACAAACTCTTGATCTGCTTTGCACGAGACATATCAGCAACAGACTTGCCTTCCATAGCATCCTCGACTTCTTTCTTAGAAGCCAAGTTACCAATCGAATCGATTACAATGATTACACGCTCGCCTCGCTCAATCCCTTGCAACTGAGCCATTATATCAAACTTCAATTGCTCTACGTCTGTGATCGGAGTATGAACTACACGACCAAGATCAATACCAAACGAATCGAAGTATGATTGAGGTGTACCGAACTCAGAATCATAGAACAACATAACAGCGTCCGGGTACTTGTCAAGGTACGAGCGAGCCATCAATAAACTAAATGCAGTCTTAAAGTGCTTACTCGGACCAGCCCACATAGTAAGACCAGGAGTCAATCCACCATCCAGTCTACCACTCAACGCAACGTTGATTGCTGGAATTGCAGTTGGAATCATATCCTTCTTAGTAAAGAACTTCGACTCAGATAAAATGTCCGTATCTTTAATCGTCGAATTCTTACGAATCTTATTAAGCAAGCTCATTGTATTTCCTTTATAAATTAAATTCCAAACTTCTCTTTAGCGTACGCAATCAACTTCTCAGACTTTGTCCAGAATACAGTAGCAATACATCCGCTGGCAAGAATAGCTGACACAACAGCCATTGTACGCGCAATTAAAGAAGTAATCAACAGCAAAATGTACATCGGTACAATTGCTAACATTCCTAACGTTAATTTCATAACACCTCACATAAAATCATCTAGAGTCACACGCTCATATACTGGTTCTTTTTTGTACTTCTCGTGAAGAGGGCCAGTGAGACCTTTTAGGACATGAACATTATCTACACAATAGTTCACAATTTCCACAATATCATTATAACGACCATCGCTACACTCTTTCATCGGAACTCCCATCACAGACTTAATCACAGAGTATATGTGAGCGATCCCAATCCGTCCATGAGGATGAGATGTGTGTGATGGTAATACGTTGTGTATGTGTGTTCCCTTTTCAACGATCAACGCATGTAACTGTTTGACGTTTTCTTCGGTCATTATTTCATATCGACAATAGAGTCCTTATTAATCTCTATTATACCTTGTTTCTTTTTATCAATCAACCCTCTTGCTTTTTGAAACCAGCGAGGTGACCAAGTTTCTTTTGGTGGTGGAGGGGGAGGAGGATCCTCAGGCGGAAGAGGAGTCTCTACAACTGGTTCTGGTACAACTTCAACAACTGGCTCTTCAATAATTGGTTGTTCAATAGGAGGAGGTTCCTCGACTACTGGTTCTTCTTTGCGATACAAAGAATGGTTTGCTGCCAATAGTAGCATAATCGCTAATGGGTCAAAGACCAACACTAAGATTATAATAACAGAACGGACAGCTTTCTCTAAAATGTTTTGATCAGGATCGTCCCCGTACATTAAAGCAGCAATGTATTTTATTGGACCAACTTCTGCTTCGACCTTGCGTACCTCGGCGGCAATAGGCGCACGGGCATCGTTAAGTTCCGAGATAGACTTCTGCGACTGTAATATTTCAGCTTGAAGTCTAACACGTTCTTTCTGCTGGGAGCGACGCATAGCCACAGCCTTGTCGGCACCTTTTTCATCTGTTGAGCGGCCCAGTACTTGGTCCACTCCCTCATCCATCTGTTTAAGTGCCTT